CATTGCATCGAACAGGCTATCTGTCGTCGTGACGTCGATATCCTCTCGCGTTTTCGTCGGTGGCGTGACGTTAATGATTTCGCCAATCGTCGAATGCGAAACGCCGTCTCCGTTCTCGTCGTACTTAAGCAAAATTCCGTTGCCGATTGTCTTGTCTGCCATCGCTAGCCCTCCCGAGCGAGTTGAATAATGAGACGCCGTAGTCGCTGTTTGTAATCAGCCAACACGCTTTGCTTCTTCTGTCTGGCCGCCCGTCTAATGAAGTCGTTTGGCTGGACTCGCCGGCGCCCGACTGAACCACGCTTCCCAGTCTTCCGTCCCAGTTCGACGAATCCACCGTAGAACGTTTGGCCCTTGAATTTCCCGTCTCCGACTGACACCCTCGCACCAACGCGGGTTCTGCTTCGCTTCAATGCTCGCACTTTTACCGAGCGGGCCAATAAGCCGGAATCACGCGGGGCGGCTCGTGAAGTTGCTGCGGCCAGTGGCTTTAGCGATTCCCGGCTAGCCTTCCGCACTGCCTGTTTCTGTTTCACACCTTTTAGCGCTGCCAGCTTGCGGTTAAGTTCCGCATCGCCAGTGACGGTCATGGATACATTGGGCATTATGTCACCCCGATCAATTGGACTTGCAACGCCTGCACGAATATCGCCTCGTCATCATCGACTGATCTTGATTGGTAGTCATCATCATGATCCTCGATAAACACGCCTTGTATCGTCGTATCACCAAACGTGCCACTGAATCCGTCCGCGTACGTCTTGATTCGTTCGGCGATGTCCACCGCTTCATCCAGGTCACCGCTCACTATTTCGATGTCGAAGAACTTACGGAACGGCAAGGTACCTACAGTCTGCGTCAATGCTCGCTCTGTGTCTGAATCAGTGCCCGTACGGAAGAACACACAATACGGATAAGCGTCTTCCTGTAGCGTACGAATCTGGCCGCACTGATCTCCGAGCGACGTTAATAACGACGAATCAGCGAGAAGGAACGTCCTCAGGTTTTCAGCGGCATCAGCCATTAAACGGCCTCCCCGCATGTGAGAATGAATTCGCGGCCAATCTGATTCACGTCGTTGATGTGTCCGATGTTGAGTTGCCGCGTCCCGAATAACAGAAAGTGCCTTGTGGTCAAAACGAATCCTGGCGACCGCATCTTGACTCGCAGTGTCGCGTTGCTGACAACCTGTCGTGCAATCTCTAATTCACGGCCAGTGAGCGTTTCGATACTGCACGGCACCCGAGTTGCCGTTATTGTCGCAACCCCTGACCGCTGACCTCGACTGTCCTTCGTATCGCTAGGCAGCTTGATGTCGACGCGGTGCCTTAGCTTGCCGGACATCATGGGTATCCACCCGGACGGAGACGATGCACTAACGATCCGTAAGCTTGCTCGACTTCCTTTGAAGTCGTCCCGATTAGTATTGGTTCACGGTTCTCAAACGCGTGAGCTACCAGCAACCTCACCGCATGTTTGGCCATCTGTGGCACGTTACCAATCGTGTTTCCTGCCACATACGTCACTGTGACCGCGTTGGGAATAACCTGGGTTGTTGGCCAAGTCGCATTGTAGGCAAGGTAAATAATGTCGCGTTTACTGTCGACCGAATATTCTACGCTGGGCCATGTTTGTTCTGCTCCGCCGCTGTCTAGATACTTGACCGATGTAACCGATGAGACCGGGCCGGGAAGATCGAAATAGCTAGCACCATACGGAAACCCATCCATGGACAGCTCAACCGTCTGCTGGACAAGCCTCGTCCGGGTATCGTACTCAACGCACTCCACAGCAGCCGCAATCAATGCCATCAACTGGGCGTCGTGATCATCCACCGATTCTGGTATCTCTAAATGCTTTTTACACTCAGCGACAGAAACGGGAATATCATACGGTGCAGTCGTCGTGCTTATCGCCCACGGTATTATCGGCACGGGGTTGCCTCTTGCGTTTTGGTTTGGCCTGTGGCGGGTCGGGGACATCACATACACCACGATGCAATAGCATTTCTGCTACGCACGGTTCGAGTGCCGTCACGTCTCCCACACGATAAGCCCGCCAAGGCCGTGCGAATTTAACTTGCATTTGCATTGTTTAGCTCGCTGCCGTGAATAGTCCAACGATGCCACCACCCGAACCGACGTCGTGGACGTTGATGTCGTAGCGGGACACTGTGCGGACAGTGGTAACGTCTTCGTCGAACGCGTATTCTTCCGACGCGGCAACTTGGATGTCACTGCGATCACCAACGGCAACCGATGCGCTGAATGCACCGAACAACGCTGCACACTTGGCCGCAGCCGATACGGGCAGATAATCGGTGAAGTTCACTGGGTAACCCATGAACGACGGCCCAGGCGAGCCAGCGATCGTCTCCGTCGTGTTGCCGCCTGCTGCGTACATGATCTTCTGGCAAACGGTGGAGTAAGTACCACGGCGCATCAACCAGGATGGCATGTGCTGGAAATACTTCGACGGCAGATCGCCAATGACCGTGTTGAAGTCCGCCAGCACGATATCAGAAAATGCCGTATTGGTGCTCGTCAACGTGGTTTTTTGATCCGCATGGATCTGGTCAAGAATTCCTTCCTCTGCCCCCCACGTCGCGGTTCCGTCGCCATTGATCAGCTCGTCGTCGCCGGCGGCCGCGATGGCTTGGCCCGCATCCATTGCCACGAAGTCGGCAACGTTGAACGGGCTATCGGCAACCAATTCATTGGCAACCTTGGTCAGCGTCGCACGCTTCACAACCGCCAGCGCCACATTGGAGAATACGATATCACTGGCTGTAATCGCGGCCGCTTGTGCCGGGTAGTAGACAGTGACTCCGCTGTCACGTTTCGGGTAGTTCAGCGAGTCGGACGACATTGGCACGACTTCGCACAATTGCCGCAAGATGCCGAATTGGTCCCGGACGTCAATGATCGCTTGAGCCAACGGAGTAGGCACCAGGTAACCACCGGCGGTATCCGTCGATCCAGTTTGAGCACCACGGACAACCGGAACGCCGTTATCCTTGCACCACATCTTGGCAGCTTCGTCCTTGAACAACACGGCCTTCAGCCACATGCCGGACTTGTAGCAGTCTTCTTTGGCGTCGGCGCCTTTGAATGCTCGGGGCTTGTATCCGCTGGCGCGGGGGACGATGCGATCCGTCGAGGTATCCGCGATCTGCCGGCGTGGAGCGTCCACAGCCAAAGACGCCTTGACCTGCTCGAATTTATCAACCTTCGCCAGTTCGGCGTAGAGTCCTGTTTTTGTTTCGCCGTCTTCACCCAGCACTGAAAGCCAAGCGTCGAACTGACTTTGCTCTTCGGTGGTAAAGTCGCGGGTGTCAGTCTCAGCCATCTGTACGAGCGTCGACATGTTCGCTCGGAGTTCGCTGATCTGTTCACGGATTGCTTTGGTAGTCCGCATTGCATTCTCCTCTGGTTCATATGCCAAAGGCCACAACGAAAAACACGACGTGGCCCACTGGCAGAAAATGGATACTTTCCTGCTGCTTGTGGGCCACGCCGCGTCTGCAATCCGTGGAGCACTGTTACTTGGGTATGTTACCCAACTCGCTAGCCTATGGCAAGCTTTCTCTTAGCCGCTTCGCGTCGCCAGGCTGGCGCGGGTTCTGGCTCAACGGTTTCCGTCAATGCCAATGGAGTGCGGTTGTATCGTCCTGCTGGAACATGAGCAGCCACTGCCATGTTGTCGGTTACGCTGTCGGCCAATCCAAACTCAACTGCCTCGGATGCCGTCAGCCATGTTTCCGCATCGAGCATTGCCCGCAATTCCGATTCGGCGACTGTCGCCCGTTTGCCGTAGGTCGCTAGAATTTGCCCGTCGATCGTCTCTAATAGTTCGGCGGTTTCCCGTAATTGCTCCGCGTTCCCACCGGTGACCGTCCACGCCCGGTGAATCATCATAAGTGCATTGTCAGCCATCTCGATCGAATCGCCGGCCATCGCTACGATCGACGCGGCAGACGCAGCTAACCCATCCACCTTTACCGATATATTCGCAGTGTGCCTGGCAAGTAGGTTGTACATTGCGAGCCCGTCGAATACATCGCCGCCAGGGCTATTGACCCGTAACGTGATGTCCTTTGCGTCTGCCAGTTCGGCCAACTGCTTACCCATCGTTGCCGCTGATATTCCGCCAAACCAGTCCGAGCCAATTTCGTCGTAGAGGAATAGCTCATATGATCCGCCCCCGTCGTTCCTGATTTTCATTTGTTTGTGCACTGTCATTCTCCTAATAGTGACGCCGTGAATTCATCCGCCCGCTCGTGTTCCCACTGGTCCACTGATTCTGATACCGCTGCCGCAAACTCATCGGAAGGCATCCCAGATAGATCGAGTAGCGTCGCGTGGCTGCTATAGGCAAGTGCTACCGCTGTCAATTCGACATGGATCACTTCACCTGTCCTCGCTTCGATGGCAGCCAAGATAGGACGTAAGTCGTTGGCCACTTTGGCGGGCCATTCCGCGTAGAACTCATCCAGCCACGCGAGGAAGTTATGCCGACCTGCTGCGGCTGCGGCCGCTGACTTTCGTACCTTAGATGCCTCAGTCCGAAATAGCCCACGGACGCGATCATGTAGCAACGCCCGGTGCGCCGCGTCCAGTGCCGTCGAGTCTAGATCGGGTTCCACCTTTGCGAATTCGGCAGCGACTGCCGACGCCACAGTGTCGCCCATTGCTTGACGCTCAGCTGACCAATCTATCGTGGGCGCCATTGCTACCGGGGCCGGTTCGCTGACTGGTGCCGCAGCCGTTGAGCTGGACGTGTTCGGGTTCTCGAATGTATCCCCACCGTCTCGGGGCGGCATGTTCAGTTTCTTCCGTGCTTCGTTCGGACTTAGAATCGTGCTCTCGATTCCCGTCCTTAGCGTGTTCATCTGTGTCGTCATGTCGCCGCGAATCAACTCACCTACGTTGTGCTCAATATAGTGTGTGCGGTTCCGTCGTTGTAAATCAGTGAGAAGCTTACAGCCTGCTTCCTTTTCCCATTTGCACAGCCAATACCGCAGCGTATTTTGCAGGTAACTCCGCTCCTCATTCTCTAAGCTGTTGTACGACACCCGCGCGGAGCTACCCAACTTGTGGGGAGGCATCTTAAACCAGCTCGCAACCTCATCACGCTGGAATTCCCTACCGGCTAACCATTGGGCGTCGTCGTTGTTTCCGGTTAATTGCTCGATGTCTAGACCACCCGCAGCCAACGCCGGCCGATCCGGGTTCCCGCTGTGCCGCGATTCCCAGCTACTCAACAACTCGTCGGCAGATTTCTTGTCAAGAGTCCTGGGATGTTTCAACACGACACCGGGCCGAGCGTTGTTTTTGAAGTGCCGGTTGCCGTGCCGCTCCATCGTCAACCCTAGCCCGAAGCTATTGCGGGCCATCGTCAGCACGCTGTACCCTTCAATCCCATTCCACCCTAGACCTTTTATGTGGAGGATATCCTCCGCTCGAATCGTCTCCTGGTTGGGCTTACCCTTGTTTATTTCGTAGACTAGTAGCCCCCTCGAAACCACCGGCTGCGTCTCTTCGGGTAGCAACGGAATTAAACGGCGATCATTGCCACTACGATCGATCGCGGCATAGCCATTGCCGTACAACAACGCATGTGCCGTTAGTACCTCCCGGAGAGTGTTCGCCGTCATGAATTCGTTGGCGTCTTCGTTCAGTCTCCACCATGCCGGGTGTATGGTGTCCCGCTCCCTCCCGTCATCTGACTGCCGCTCGTACACCTCTAACGGTAGACTCGCGATGTCGCCGGCCAACGTCGTTACCGCTTGCCAAACATAGGCGTAGCTAAGGGCAGTGGTTTTATTCACAACGACGCCGCTATCTCCGCTGGATCGATCCGAGAAAAACGCCTCTGGATCGCGCTGAGTTGCTGCCGCTGGCCGTCTGAACCATCCAAACATTATGCGCCCTTTTGCTAATACACCGCTGGCATCGAGTGGTTTTCTGCGCCGACCCGTGCTGTACCCATGATAGCAGCCACGATGCCGTCGATTTTCTTGTGATCGTCGTTCTTTGGCTTCACCGGTCGCCGGTTATTGTTCGCGTCTGTTTTAACCTGGACGTGTCCCGATTGCCAAGATAGTATCGGATTGCCATTGTGGCACATTGTCCCGGCAATCACGCGACGTTCGTACTCCGCGCAAGCTGGCCCGAAGTGCATTATCGTTTGTGGGAATTCAACCGAATCAATGCCGAGCGAAGTATCAACCCGCGTCGCTAGATCCCTGGCGTACATCGGATCGAATACCAATTCCTGTACGTCAAACAACTCGTTGGCTCGTGCAATGTCCGCTTCGATGTACGCATAGTCAACCACGTCGCCGGGTGTCAGCGTCAGCCATCCCTGCTCTGCCCAGTCGAGGTAGTTCACACGGTGGCTTTCCTGATTCGCCTGATACTCTGGCAAGTAGAACCAAGGCAATTGCCACACCTCGTCTCCCTGATCGAACATTAAAACCAGTGCTGACATGTCCCGAGTCTTCGATAGATCCAACGCAGCAACACATGGCTGACCACGCAGTAATTCCATTGTGTAGTCTCGTCGGCATCGTTCCCAATCGCTCGACCTGATCCACGGGCTGGCCGTCTTCTGCCACATGTTCAATCGGTACATTTTGAAATCAGCTAGAGCGGTAATGCTGCGGCTACTCTTCCGGTAGTCCGCCAGGTACTC